TCCAAAGGGTCCCAAGGGTGCCAGAGGTGATACTGGTCCTAGGGGTATGTCTGGTCCACAGGGTCCTAATGGTCCACAAGGTGCTGTTGGTCCAATGGGCCCTCAAGGTCTGCAAGGACCACAGGGTAAACAGGGTCCCAAAGGTGAACCAGGTAAAGATGGTGAAACACCTGACATCGAACCGTTTAAGGTAAAAATAACTGACGAGTTCGAACAGTTTACAAGAAACATCTCATCACAAATTACTAGAATGGCTTATGCATCTGGTGGCGGTAGTTCATCGGGTGGTGGTGAGGTTAGACTGGCGGGTCTGGACGATATCGATATGTCCACTCTCGATGGTGACAAGTTTCTAAGGTACAACACACTAACACAAAAATTTGAGTTTAGTGACCCAGTAGTCGTAGGCGATCTACTTCCAGCAGCCAATAACTTATATCGAATTGGTAGTCCCGAGTTAAGATGGAAGGAGCTATGGTTAACTGGCAACACGATCTTCCTAGGTTCAGCTCAATTAAAGGTTGACGAGCCAACTGGATCAGTTGCCATCATCCCAGACACCGTAGCAGGTGCTAATACTAACGCTATTGTTATTACACAGCAAGGTGCTTTGAGAACAGCACCTGTAGCTGCTAATGGAAGTGTTTCTAGATCAGACTTTGACAGGTTTACAAATTCTAACAACCAGACAATTGTTGACTTTACTCAGATAGCCAGTAACGCAGCACCGTCTACATCAAACTTCTATAATTTAGGTAATCCTGGAAGAGAGTGGAAAGACTTACATATTAGTGGGTCGATGTTCATCAACGGTCAAGAAGCACTGAATCAGTCTACTCTTGATGGTTACCTTCAAGTAGCAAACGCTAACGTATTAATACAGGATAAAGTTGACAAGTATCTTGAAGTATCCAATGCAAACTTTGTAACTCAAAATCAGCTCGATGATTATTTGCAGGTTGCTAATGCCAGCTCTGTAACACCTGATCAACTATCACAGTACTTGCAAGTTGCAAATAGCGCAGCTTTTGTTACTCAAGAGGATTTAGACAGATACCTACAGGTATCTAATTCTGGTTCAGTTACGTCTGATCAATTGTCTCAGTATCTGCAGGTAGCTAACAGTGTTGCATTTGTAACACAAGATGATCTAGACAAATATCTTCAAGTTGCAAATGGTAGTTCGTCTTCATCAGCTACCGTGGCCAACACAACTGGTTCTGGATTATCCACGATACAAAGCTCCATAAATAATATAATAAACTTTAAATCGTTCAAAGCAGGTCAAAACATTACCCTGCAAGATGTAAATGGTGAGATAGTGATTAATGCATCTAGCAGCCTTGCACCAACAGACTCGATAGATTTTGGTTTTGTTAATAACGATTTTGGACTAATTACAGATGGTGAAGAGTCCGATCCTCAATACGATTTTGGAAACATTTAACGTATGGCCGTACAAGTAAAACTTCGCAGAGGAACAGCAAATCAGCATAGCACGTTTACTGGTGCTATTGGTGAGGTTACTGTTGACCTTACACACGATACATTGCGTGTGCATGACGGAGTACTAGCTGGTGGCCACAGGCTTGCTAAGTATAGTGATCTTTCAGAAGCCAACACTGTCAGTAATGGTATGGAAATCGTTTTATCTAATCCATCTGACAGTGACCTAGTTACCAATGGTGCTTATACAAACTTTACTGTCGATACTAAAGTAACCGATGCTATTGATATTTTAAACGAAGTAATTGATAATGTAAGAAATAATACTTTTGTTAGATCGGTTTCGTTTGTTGCAGATACTACATCTGGTGGTGCAGGCACTAACATTACCTTAACTACAACAGTTGATGGTACTGCTAACCAGTACGAGATTGACTGGGGTGATGGATCTGCAAACTCTGTTACGTCGGACAGCACCCCTAGTCACACATACTCGACTAACTCTGGTTCACCGTTTTCAATTTCTTTAACAGCTCGAAATACTAATGGTGGTGGTGAAGGGAGTACTGCTTCATCCAGTCGTACTAATTACATTACAATCTTTACAGCAACTCCTGTTGCCAGCTTCGATCTATTCAGAGCACTGTCAGGTGGTTCAGCACTTACTGGCAGTAACTTGTATGTTGTAGAGAACGAAACTCTTTATCTAGATAACAACACCACTAACATCGGTAGTGCAAATGTCCAGTACAGTATAAACTGGGGTGATGGTACAAGCGTAGATGTAGTTAACAGTGACAGCGATGCTGGTGGTACGGCTGGATCCAGACTATCACATACGTGGGGAGAAGGCACATCATCTGGCACTGGGCGAGATACTGTAACGCTTACTCTAAACGCTCACAGTACAGCACTACCTTCCGACATTCCAACTTCTGGAACACTGTCGTTAAAGGTATACGATGCTAGCCCAGCTGCACCAAATGGTTTAAGTACAAAAACAATTTCGTTTAGTAGCAGCTCAGGTACTTCTCCTAGGTTAGCCAGTGGGTATATTGATAACACCAGTGGCTCTAGTTACAGTGTTGGCGATAGTGTAAGTAGAACTACATCTACAAGTGGTACAATTGATAGTACAACCATCTCCACATTCGCATACAACGCCAACAACGGTGTACTGTCTGCGTTAGTAAATGGTGTGAATGATGGATCAGTAACTTTAGGTGACGTTGATAATAGCGGAACCTATACAAGTTTAGTTGTTACGGAAGAAAGCGATTACAACTTACTAACCGCTTCTGGTAGTTCTACATCATTTGCCAGTAGCATATACTATCCCGGCTTGTACACTGGATTTAAGGCAAAGGCTTCTGTTGCAGCTAGCGGTGTTTCTGTTGGTGTAAACGACATGCAATTGTCACACAGTGTTACGGGTGACACCAATACAGTAGAGTTTGTTAAAGACAACCTTACATCGTCTCCAACAGTTAGTGTATCTGGTGCTTCTGTAACAGAAAACGTTGGTGGTACTAAGAGATATGTTTCTGGTATACCGTACTACAATTCAGGATCGCCATCACTGACACTAAGTGGCGTAACAATTGAAGATCTGGTTGGACAAACGTATACCAATCAAAGTAATATTGTAGAGGTTGACGATGGTACCAATTTAGAAGGTACCAGTAGTAACGCAATTAACAATACAGACTACAGTTATACGGATATAGACGGTGTTACTACTATGCTTGATGGTAGCGTACCATTAGCTAACACCGGTATAGGAACACCATATGTTATTGGGGATCTAACTGTACCGATTACAAGTTCTAATGTTCGTACCATTAGTAGAATGAAAGTTCGAGCAAAAAACGTCAATGGTACAAGTAGCTACACTAGCGATATTCCAACTACAATCCAAGTACACAAATCCTCACAGTCAGGCATTTCAGAGATAGCCATTGCAGTATCCGATTCGCTGGGATCAACATATGATGATGATGGAATTCGTATCTTTGACTTTAGCTCAGATACAACAGATAATCCATCATATACATCAAGCACTAACTTCTATACCAATAATGTATACACTGAGTCAGCTGATCCAGGTGTACAGGGTACAAAAGAAGCAACTGTAAGGTTAGGGGTACTGCAACATGATGTAAGTGACTACAGTAGTGGTTATCTACCGGTTGGTCCAAATAGAAGTGGTGATACCGGTACACAATACTTTACATTTGCATTCCGTAGAACGGGTGTTGCTAACTTCGATATTAATATCACAAGCTCGGGCATTAGTGGCTTGTGGATTGCAGCTCCAGGAACAACTATAGACTCATCCAGTACCATCAATGGATGGCTGGATGCATCAACCACTTACAACGGAAGTGGTGTTCCCGGTGCTGACGTAGGTGCTGGAGGTAACGGCAGCAACGGTTGTGCATTTACCACTGGTGATAGAATTAGTACTGGAACCGCACTTAGTGGCGGGTATACGATGACCCTAGGTTCCGAAAATATGTCAAACGCTACTAATAATGTTGTACTTGTTAGGATAGCTCTTGCTAGCGGTGAATCTATATCGTCACTTAGTGTAGGGGTAGCTAGCTAATGGCTGTATCTGACAATCAAAAAGTAGACTATCTGTGGAAGAAGCTAGCGTATGGTGTCTCCAAGACAGACACTAATAGTAACAAGTTAGCACCTAACGAATCTATTTCTAGTCCTCTCCTTCTAAGAGGAGATAAAGTTTGGGCTGAGGCTGGTAGTATTCCAGCTTCACAGCCTGCTTCAAATACTAGTATTGTCTCAGTTTACTCAACTAGTTTACCAGTTGAAGCAGTAGAAGATAATACATCAACTGCAAACAGAACTTGGAAGACCAATATTACAGATTGGATTCCACCAGAGATTGGTAGTACATATCAGGTCAAGGTATACATTCACACGGCAAATGATGCTGCTAATGCATCATCTGGTACACAATTATTTGCTGTAGGATCTGGTAACAACGATGAATGGTTCTTTGATTACCAATCAGGTGTACTCCATTTCATAGGTACAAATTTACCAAACGGAGTAAACTTTACTGGTAAGAGCGTTTATATTGCTGGTGCTAAATACTCTGGTAGAATGGGTGTTGGTACATCCAACGCTGACTTTAACAACTCTACTTTAACCGGTACAACCTCAATTACAAGGTTAGTACTAACTAATGTACTTGGTACTGAGTATGGCGGTACTGGTTTGTCATCGTTTACTGGCAACGGAGTACTGTTTGCAGCTAAT